GATTACAGAAGTGACTCCATTTGCTCGTGCTATGCCCGAGGAGTGGAAGTTTGACAAAACTATTGACACATTTGAAGCATACAAAAGGTACATTGCATCCAAACCTTGGGTGTCTGATAACTATCTCCGTATGCCTGAAAGAAAACCTGATTGGATTTGATTATGAAACTCACTAAAATGATTTTTGATTATTGGAAAATCTGGATGAGAGTTCCAGAAGAAACTAATGTCTTTGGTTCTTATAATGAAGGACTTGGATTTTATGATTGGTATTGTATGACTTTCTGGTATGCTCTCAATCACGACTGGTATAAGATGAATAATAAAATGTATGCTTATACTGGGTGTAATGAACCTTATGAAGAACCCAGAGATTTTGAGGATATGCTATAATTATTCCAAACTACACGAAATGTCGTTTGGTTATAAATAATATTAGTTACAACTCTTCTAATGGAACTCGACGGAATTACCTACAAACAATCAAAAACTTATCCCGACATTTATGTTAGTGCTTGTGGTAAAATTCTAAATGTAAAACCTATTGGGAGAGTTGATAAAAGAGATGGATATGTTGTAGTTCGTGAGAAACGACTACATCAACTTGTGGTAGAATGTTGGGGAGAACCAAAACCAAAAGGTAGAGATTGGTGTATAGACCATATTGACGAAAATAAAACCAATAATAAAGTAGAAAACTTAAGGTGGTTGCCTCGTTCAGAAAACACAAGAAGGTCTCAAGTTGGAAGATCAAATCCAAGAAAAGCAGTTATTCAAATGGAGAGTGAAGTAAAAAAAGAAATTGTTAATCTTTCCCATCAGGGATTGTCGCAAAGACAAATTGCTGATATTATGGGAAAAAGTCAAAGAAGTATTTGGAATGTATTAAATGGAGTTTATTGATGAGTGACAATTTTTTGTGGGTGGAAAAGTGGAGACCAAAAACAGTAGAAGATTGTATCCTCCCAGAGGACACTAAAAAAACTTTTTTGGATTTTATCAAAAAAGGTGAAATTCCCAATCTTCTTCTTTCTGGTCCTCCTGGTATTGGAAAAACTACGATTGCGAAAGCACTATGCGAACAGTTAGGAGCAGATTACTATGTCATTAATGGATCCGACGAAGGGCGTTTCTTGGATACTGTCAGGAACCAAGCAAAGAACTTTGCTTCGACCGTATCACTTCAAGGAAATGGTAGGCATAAAGTCATCATTGTGGATGAGAGTGACAACACAACCGCAGATGTTCAACTCTTACTACGGGCGAATATTGAGGCATTTTATAACAACTGCCGATTCATCTTCACCTGCAACTACAAGAACAAGATTATCGAACCACTTCATTCCCGATGTGCTGTCATTGACTTTACAATCAAGGGAAAACAAAAGGTTCAACTTGCTGGAAGTTTCTTCAAACGACTTCAACAAGTCTTGGATGAGGAACGGATTGAGTATGATCAAAAAGTCGTTGCGGAATTGGTATCAAAACATTTCCCTGATTTCCGAAGAGTTCTAAATGAAATTCAGAGATATTCTACTGGGGGTAAAATTGACGCAGGTATTCTTGCAACTTTCTCTGATGTATCTGTAAATGAACTTATTAAATCTCTCAAAGACAAAAACTTCACGGAAGTTCGTAAGTGGGTGGTCTCCAACCTTGACAACGATGCTTCTGTTTTACTTCGCAGGGTTTATGACGCCTGTTATGATTGCCTTACACCCCAATCTATCCCTGCTGCCGTTCTTGTTATTGCTAAGTATCAATATCAATGTGCGTTCGTGGTTGATCAAGAAATTAATTTCCTAGCAGCATTAACTGAACTTATGTGTGAGGTTGAGTTTAAGTAAATTATTATGAAAACTAAAATTGAATTTGATTTTGAAATGGTAATGGGTGTAGTTGAATACACTCGCCGTCTTCGGTTTGGTGGGCAAAAATTTAGTCGAGCACTGTTTATTGAAAAGGCAATTGAAAAAACCAGCAAAAACTTAGTATATGTTGGATTAAATGATTCTTTGGGGCATGATTTTACTACTAAAGTAAATGAAGAAGTTTGGCGACTAGAAGCAAAAGGTCTTGATGGGTTATTTCAAACTGATCGAACTTTTAATACCAAAGAAATTACTCTTAAAAACTTTCAAGGGAATGTAAACAATTATTTTCCAGAACAAAAGTTTGATGAAATGATTTTGATTGATCAAACTCAACGCCATTTTGGCATTGTATCTTTTGAAAATGCTCTTAAAAATTTTAATCCTAAAAAAAATCTTAAAAAATCTGGATTGAAAATTGTTGTTGATAAGAGAGATGTTGAGTATATTGCTAAAAATGTTTCTCTTGCTCCTAAAAACCAAGTAAAAGAACTGTATCACGAAATTGTAGATGAACTTTATAAGTGGGAGGATGAATCGGATGAGTGGTAATATGAAATCTTTAAAAACTCCTCTTCGCTACCCTGGCGGTAAGTCCCGTGCTTGTGAAAAGATGGGACCTTATTTTCCTGACCTTCGCAACTATGATGAGTTCCGAGAACCATTTCTTGGTGGTGGAAGTGTTGCTATTTATATTACCAAGAAATATCCTTACCTGGATATTTGGGTAAATGATCTATATGAACCTCTTGTAAATTTCTGGCAACAACTCCAGATGTTTGGAGATGGATTGACTGCTGTTCTTGAATCGTATAAAAGACAATATAATACTCCAGAAAAAGCAAGAGAAGTTTTTTCTACAATGAAAGAACATATTAATAATTTAGAATTTCCAAGTCTTCAGAGAGCTGCTGCTTTTTATTTTGTAAATAAGTGTTCTTTTTCAGGACTCACTGAAAGTTCATCTTTTTCTCCTCAAGCATCAGTCTCTAATTTTTCTTTAAGAGGAATTGAAAAATTGCCAGAGTATTCCAAGTTAATTGCTAAGTGGCGTATAACTAATTATTCATACGATTATCTGATGGATGGGAACAAAGGTTCTTTTATGTATCTCGATCCTCCTTATGATATTAAGGATAATCTCTATGGGAATAAGGGATCAATGCACAAAGGATTTAATCACGATAAGTTTGCTTCTGATTGTGACGCTAATGATATGGATCAGTTGATTAGTTATAACTCGGATCAACTTGTCAAAGATCGCTTTAAGAACTGGAACGCTGCTGAGTTTGATCTGACTTATACTATGCGTTCTGTTGGTGAATATATGCGAGATCAAAAACAACGTAAAGAACTATTGCTTTTTAATTATGGAATTGAAGGATTGGTTAAACTCGATCAATCAGACGAAGCAAAACCTAATTGACGAAGACCCTTCACTTGAGAAGGAGTATGCACCTTACATTATCAATCGTTGTCTTTCAGGGCAAGTTGATACGGTACTTTTTGCAAATGAAATGAATTTAAATCATCATCTTGATAAAGATATGCAATATTCATTTTATCTAAATAGTATCAGGAAAAGGAAGAGGTTTTCTCCCTGGATCCATAAGGATAAGGTCAAAGACTTAGAATGTGTAAAACAATACTATGGATATAGTAATGAAAAAGCATCTCAGGCATTGAAAATCCTAACAAAAGAACAACTTGCTTTCATTAAAAAACGACTTGATATTGGCGGAACAAAATGACTAACCAAACAATTGAACCTCAAGTAAATTGGTCTCCTAATATGATGGTGGAGGTCATTTTAAATGAACCAGACGACTTTTTAAAAGTTCGTGAAACTTTAACTAGAATTGGAGTAGCTTCTAGAAAAGAAAAAAAACTATATCAAAGTGCTCACATTCTTCATAAACAAGGTAGATATTTCATTACTCATTTTAAAGAACTGTTTGCTTTGGATGGCAAACACGCAAATCTTACTGTAAATGATGTGCAACGTAGAAACCGTATTGTACGTCTTCTTTCTGATTGGGGACTTATTACAGTAGTTGATTCTGATAAAATTCTTGATATAGCACCTCTCAACCAAATTAAAGTTCTTTCGTATAAAGAAAAGGGAGAATGGATTTTGGAGCAAAAATATAATATAGGTAAAAAAGGAAAAGTTGAAGATGTTGATTGAATTTAAATAACTTTTTTATAAAAGTGAAAATACCGTAAAAAGAGGTTGGGTTTTTTCCCTTCTTCTTTTTTTTATTTCTATTATAATTAATACTGATCGCCTTATAGGGATCACACAATCAAACCTCGCTGTAAAGGAGCTACCATAATGACTAATCTGATGAAATATCAGGCTGCGGATCTTTCTGCTTTGCTGGAAAGAATCAACCGTAATACTATTGGTATGGATGAGTATTTTGATCGTATTTTTAAAATTCACGAAACAACTTCCAATTATCCTCCATATAATTTAGTTCAGGTAAGTAATGTAGAATCTAAACTTGAACTTGCACTTGCGGGATTTAAGAAAAAGGAGGTTTATGTCTATACGCAAGATGGAAAATTATATGTTGAAGGACAAAAGGATGATAAAGAATCTGATGCCAACTACGTCCATAAGGGATTAGCTAAACGATCGTTCAAAAGAGCATGGACAATGGCAGATGATACTGAAGTATCAGATGTATCCTTTGAAGATGGACTCCTCTCTATCAACTTAAAGAAAATTGTTCCTGACCATCATAAGCGTAAAGATTATCTATAAATATAATTGAATATCGTCGGCGCATGAGGAGTACCTGGCAAAATCCAGGTTGACTCCTCTTTTTTTTAGTGCTAAAATAAATCAAGAATTTGGATAAGAATGTCAATCAAGCTTTTACTTTTGAAGTCTGGTGAAGAGGTTATTGCCGACATAAAAGAAATGATTATTGGAGGAGAAGATGAATCTACTAATAGAGTTATAGGATATTATTTGAAAAATCCTTGCGCCGTTAAGATAAAGGAATCAAATCCATTATCGGATAATACTGAGGTAGTCGGAAGATTGGGATATGAGGTTTCTCTTTATAAATGGATTCCACTCTCTGCCGATGAGCAAATTACCATACCTACAGACTGGGTTGTCACAATGGT